ATCACGACCTGGATGTGATAGACGTTCCCGCCCGAGCCTTGGTTCGGCAGGACCGCCGAGCCTCTCGGTAGAAAAACTCTCTCAGGCCCCCGCTCGCCCACTTGAAATACGCCTGCCCCGGTAACCGCAGGCGTTCCACCTGCCAAGCCCTGGACATTCGTAACAGCCTGGACGGACTCTCCACGGGAAGCTTCGAGAGCACGCTCGGCCGCTTGAAGCTGGTTTAAGGCATTGACGGTCTGGACAACGGTCACGGCAACTTTCAGAAGCTTGAGGAACGGATTCACCGAAGACTGCATGACCTCGACGGCCACGACAACAGCGCGAAGAACAATCGCAACGCCCTTTAAAATGCCTTTGCCGGATGCCACGGAAACCGCATCCAAAAGATCAGCTGTTGCCAAGGCGGCTTGTTTTTGGGTTTCAAACCGTGCCTTGGCCGCTTCATAGGCGATCTTACTCTTCGCTTCCTCAATTGCCTGAAGCTGCTTGAGCTCGAGATCCGAAAGCTTCCCCTTGGCTTGGAGTTCTCTTTGTTTTAGATCGAGCGCTTTTAAGGTTTCTTGCTCGCGGAGTTGGGTTGCGACGGTGGTGTTTCTTAAGATCGTATCAATCTTGATCTGTTCCGACCCAAGAAACGACTCGAGGATAATCCGGTCTTTTTCGATTTGAAGCGCTTTCTCCCGCTCCGCCTGCTCAAAGGCCTCAACAGCTTTCTGGGCGTTTTCGTCAAGCCGGATTCCTCTTTCATCGGCAAGTCTTGCGCCTTGGTTCTCGCGGATCTCGCGCTGTTTTTCGTCAAGCTCAACGGCCTTTCTGATAAGCTCGTCATACGTCGCCTTAAGTTCGTCTGATTTTGTGGTGTCAACGCCTCCCACGATTCCGCGCAAAGGGTCAATCTTGGCGGCTCCTGATTTGATCGCTTGGATTCTTTCATTGGCTTTCTCAAGGGCGATCATGAGGCCCGTCACTCCAGCGGCCGCGATGACCGAGACCTTTTGAAGTTCAAGCATCGCGCTTCTGGCCGCATTCTGCACCTCAATGCTCGATAAGGCCGTCTTCAAATCATTCAACTCGTCGGTGAGAAGTTTTACAGCGCCTTTGAATTCGGGTGTTTTTGTAATGAGGTCGCCGAAGCCTTCCAAAACCTCATTCCAAGCATTGGAAAGCTGCGCCACAGCACCCCCGAAACTCTCGATGTCTTTCTGTGCCGATCCACCCATCCTCTGTTCAATGAGCTTCAGAATTTCCTCGAACTTCATGGACTTTAGGGTGTTCTCGTCGATCTTGATCCCGAGTCTTCCGAGTGACTCCACATTGCCCATCGCGGCTTTTGCCATAAGGGAAGATGCCGAGGCCAAGTCTTTTCCGGTCGCCGTCGCAAGATCAAGAGTCGCCTGTGTGACACGTTCCATGCTTTCCGGGGCAACGTTTCCGATAGTGACGAGGGTCTGCATTACTTCGAGAATCGCGTCATCTGCGAAACGAGTGTTTTTCTGCAAGCCATCAGCCATGGCTTGATACTTGGCCGAGAGATCTTCGGTAAAAGTGCCCTGAAGCTCCATAGCAGTGTTTAAGCGTCTCACCGCATCTTCCTGAGCGATGGAGGCCTTGACGGCATCCGTCATAAAACCGATGACCGGCTGCAAGGCTTTTTCTATAATAAAAAGCTGGGAGGCAAAACCCGCCCAGCTTAAATTCATCGAATCGACAGAACGCTTGGAATCGTCGTCGATAGTTTTAAGAGCCTTGTTCAGCTTCGACAAGGCCTCTTTGTCATCAAGTAAAAGTTTTATCGAGAGTTCTTTACTCATTATTTGAATCTTTCAAGCTTCAGCGAAAAAAGATAATCCAAGTAATTCATGGCCTCCACGTACTTGTTCGGCTGGTCGAGATATCCGCCTGGAAAAGGCAGCATCCCTTTTTCGCGCCATCCGTGCATTTCAAGCGCTTCATAAGCAAAGTTCGAGTTCTTAAGATAGAAAGCCGGGCAGCGATCGATAAAGATACCGTCCACTGAAAAAGAAAGCTCTTTTGGAAGCGGCTCGTCACAACCAAGCTGTGAACGAATGAGGGGCCCGGCCGTCTGGCAGTCGTGGCTTTTTGCAAGCTCACTTTGCAGGACGGCCGTAATCAGTTTTTTCTTTCGTCCTCGCTCAGAGCGTTAAAACTGATAACCTCGTTCCCAAGCCTTAAGATCCAACGCTGAAGGTCGTAGAGAGCGATTGTTTCATCCGAAACAAATCCGCCATCATCGGCCTTAAAAAGAACTTCCTCACCCGTCCTTCTTTTAACCCCCGAATGCCCTGAAACGCCGCGCCTTACAAACTCCCGAAAAGCATCCTGGAGCATTTCTTCGGCTTCGAGATACTTTTCTTCATCCTCGAGCTTTACTTTTTCGACGTCCCCCACGGAAAGCCCGGGCTTTCCGCCGTTTAAATACATCCTCGCCCTTGATAACTTTGCCGAAAGACGCCTGAACGTTTTCGGCTCAATGACCTTTAAAAGAAACTCCGCTCCGTCGATTAAAACCACATGCGTGTCTTCAAGCTCCCTGATATTCATTGGTTTAAATCCTCCTTAAAATCATGTGAACACAATCGAAAGCTCATCGTTCATCGCGGAGCGCGAAAGCTGAAACGGAATAGGATGCACTCGGATCCCGTCCTCGTCCTTTTCAGGCACCTGCCGGATCCGGCATTGGTTGGCCGTGATCGCGCAAATATTACCCGCCACCGTTCCAACCGCGACGCTTAGAACCTGCACCGTGTCGGCCTCGTACTTTGTGTACCAGTTTTTTGTGGCAAGGACTGTTGCCTCAAGCGAGATTTCCCCATCGGGGTTTCTGTCGACGATGTCAAAACCCCGAATGCCATGAGTGCCCGTCAAATCAGCCCTTTCGGTGATTTTGTTGTTTATTTTGAGCATGATTTCGCGGATGACGGCGGCGAAGGCGTCGAAGGTAGCCACAAGATTTTTGCAGACCACCGGAACCGTCGAGTCATAAGTGGGGCTTCCCGGCACTGCGGCATCTGTCGGCGTTTCATAAAGGCCGGACATCGTCCACTTCACCATTCCGCGCTCGCCCGCGGTGAGGACAATTTCAAAAGTCCCGACACAGCCTTGGATCTGGTAAAGCTTCCCGTCCATGTAAAGATAGATCGTGCAGGATTGAAAGCTTGAGGAAACCGGCGCGTAGGTCACCGAAACCCCTGCTGAAATCGCCTCGCTCATAGCGCAGGCCTTGAATAAAGCCGAAACGCCGCGGGGCGCCGTGCCTGCCGCGCCCGATCCCCGAAGCTCCGTCATGAACGAGAAATTGATTCTTCGTTTTCCCCCGAGCTCTTTAAGCCGGGACAAGCCATGTGCCAAGTCCTGACGCTCGAGCGAATCCGTCTGCGGGTCCACCTCCGGCTCAAAGATCTGCACAGCATCTGCCATCGGCAAAGGCGACGGGTCCACGCCGTAGGTTGTTTCCACTTCCGCTAAAACCACTCCGATTCTTGATCGCATTTTGTTTCCTCCTATCCGGCTACTTTTGGATCTTGTTGTTTGTGGCGGTATTCAATTCCAACCGTGATGATTAAGCCTGCGTGCTGTTGGCCTTCGATTGTTTCAAAAGTTTCAATATCCGTGACTTCGGTATCGACCGCGACCCCGCCTCTTGTGACATCCACTTGCAAAGCTTTCTTTATGTCACCCAAGAGACTGTTTAAAATCTTGTCCGTTGGAGTCGCGGCGCTTTCTGTTTCGTTCTGTCTCACCCAAAGCTCGAGGAGCACGGTAAGAAGACAGTGCGTGAGGTTATAGGCCTTATCATCATCGTTCTTCTCAGGACCGCTGTTGACGATGATCGCAGGAACGCTTGCTTTGTTGTTCCCGTTCATATTCCAACGCTCGACGCTTGCGATATTGTTCTCGTAGCCGCCTGCGACCGAGATCCCGCTTAAAGTCGTAACAAGATTTGCGAAGATTTTTTCTCTTACGGTGTCAGCCATTTAAGCCCAGGCCTCCTTGGCCGCGCGGATTACCGCTTTATCGACAATCGAAAAGGCCTCGGCTTCCATTTCTTCCCAAGTTTGGTAGAAGCCAAGACGCGCCGGGATCTTGACCTGTTTTTTTAAAACATATAAAGGTAGGACATCTCGGGATTTTTTCCTCACCCTTGCCAAAAAGGTTTGATTGTTGAACCGGATCGGAACGACATTCTTTAAAGCGCGGACGTTTTTATACTGCTTTCTCAAGGCACCGGTACTCGTAAAAAGCTCAGCCCGAGCGCGTAAAGGTACGGCAAGTTTTCCGCCGGAAGGGTTTGTGACAGTGCCTCCCTCTTCATGAAGCTTTGCGATCTCGGAGTCGGATCGGATTTCAACGCCCATGGACTGGGTGCTTGATGGCACAAGGAAGGTTCTTTTAAACTGCGAGAAAATCCCGCGCGGGCGGCCGACAATACGGGTGCCGAAAGGTCCCGAAAGGCGTTCTGCGCGGAATTTCTTTAAGAACTTACGGCTGATGTGATCTAGGGCGTCCCCGAAGCTAAATCTCAAAGCCCTTGGAAGCTTCCCGGCCGCCTCTTTTAAACGCGATGAATCACGGATAATTTTAATCATCTCATCACCGCCATGTGCCACATGCCTTCGTCTTTTCCTAGGACCTCGACCACTTTCCAGGGAACCGCGGATCCCTCCACAAATACCGGAAAAGATACTGTGTCGTTTCCTTTGTCGACGGACGTCACGCCTTCCGTGGCATCGTTGGCGATGTAGATCTCGGCCTGGCGGTTTAACACCCGGCCTTGATCGGGTCCGTCGGCCTGGAGCCTTTCTCTTACGACAAGCGCTTTGATTACCTTTGGAGATCCGCCATTCGGCGTATAAGTAATCGACTCGGCGAACTCATCGCTGTTGAGAAACGCATCCTTTGCATCTTCTGGAAACTGAGATTTGAGCGTCACGGTTTATTTCTCGTCTTTTCCCTCGCGTACTTCGACCTGCGCCTGGCCAAGCTGCACCGCCTTGGCCACATCTTCAGGCGTGATATTTTTACTGCACGCTCCTTCCAGAAGGATCGTGCCTGCCAGCACGTCCTCGCCGCGGATTTTTTTCTTTTCGATTAAGATAAGACACACCTTACCCTTTGCCATTTCTTGACTCCTTGGTTTTTAAACAGCCGTTAAGATAATTGGCCGATAACGCCGTGTTGCCAGTAGCCGTAGCCGACGTTGCGGCTGGCCTTGATACCGAAAAGCCACTGGTTGTTTTTGAACTCTTCCTCCGAGCCTTCGGCGATACTCTGGACTTGGATACCAAGCGACTCATCGTCGGCTTGAGAAGCGCCATCCAGAAGCTCGGCCTGCCGGATAAAGGGCTTGGCGTTTCCGTCCGTACGGAAAATGGCAAGCTTATCCGTCCAAGTAAGCTCGGGATTGGTTTCAACGCTGATCCTTAAGCCCGAACCCATGAGCGGGTTGTCTCGGACACCCGAGCCGGTGTTCAAGTTCGCCTTTGTGACGGCCTGCATCGCGTTTCCCCACATCCCGACCGGCACCATCACGAGGAATTCCCTGGCAAAGCGGTTCATCGGACGGTTCTGGTCGTTCTTCAAGCTGTAAAGATGCTGAATCATCTTGAGGATTACGTCAGCTAGCTCGTTGGCCGTGGGGTTTGTGGGAGTGGCGACGTTTAACTCCCCGAAGTCGCCTGCGGCGAGTTTATTCTTCTGAGAGGGGCTATCACCTTCTTGGTGATCCGTATCGAAGAAAAACTGCCCATCATAGCAAGCCGCCGTCTCGCCATTTTGAACGAGTGTCGTAAGAAGCGTCGCCCAATGCGAGATCGCCTCCTCCACCTGCTCTTTGATGCGGATCCTGATCTGCCCCGTTTTATCGCGGCGGATATCATCCACATCGATCCCAAGCGTGGATTCATAAAGCAGGTTTTCAATCGTCACGCCGTTCACACGGAGGCCTTTCGCCTGCCTTTCTCCGATCCAGCGTCTTAGTGCCGGTGAGAACCCAAGCCACTTGTAGTTCTCAAACTGCTGGTTTGAGGGGAAAAGCATACTGATTTTCGGGATCCACGTGACCCCGGTCGCGGCTTCAAGCGCCTCGAAAAACTGGCCTATGACGTCGCGGCTTGAAAGTTGTTTAAGACCCATTTTCATATCCTCCTTTTTTGGTTAAAAATTACAGTGACCTGACCTGAACGCCTTCGAAGTACACGACACACCGCGTGCCGCTGACCCACCGGGCAACTTTTCCAATTGCCGTATTGCTAGTCGAGGTAAGCGTGAAGGTGTCGTCGTCCGACGCATAGACCGTCTGACCGACATCGTCGGCGGACGCCACGCCCGTCACGTCGAGCTCGATCTTTCCGCGCTCGAAGAGCTTCACTTTCCGGGCGCTTGCCGCACCGGCTGAGTTGTCGCATTGTTCCTTTGCGAAGCCGAGAAATGGATCCAGAGCAACGAGAGGCCTTGCGAGTCCCGCGCCGTTATCACCCACTGCGGCACCTTCAAAGATGATGTCGCTTGCGATAACAGGCAGTTCGTTAAAATCCCCAACGCCAAAAGCGCGGGGTTTGTCTTGTGCGAGTGTTGCCATTTTTTATTTCCTCCCTTTTTGAGTGTTTGGTTATTTCTTCAGTTCTTTAACTTGGCCACGCTTCACGGCTTTCACATATGACGTGTAAGAGCCGAGCGACGAAAATTCCTTTTGAATCCCGGGCTTCGTCTCCCAGTCCCGCTTGCACTGCTCCTCGACCGAAAGGTGCGAAGTTTCCGTTCCTTCGCCGCCGTCACCGGGGCCCGGAGTTTTGGGAGCTTGAGTTTCAAGATCCTTAATTCTCTGATCCTTGAACTTCCCCTCCGACGTTTCGAGACTGTCCCCGTTTTCAATGGCCGCCTTGGAAAGAGCCCGCATGTTTTGATATTCGGGAAGCTCGGCTTTTG